AACAATATTTGCTTTAATAAGGAAATCTTTTTTCTTCATAATACAAAAATACAAAAAAATACTATTTATATCTATAAATATTAAACTTTTCAAAAAAATTAAAGTATTTATAATAAATTATAAAATTTTATAAAATGGCAGATCAAGAAAAAAAGGGTACAATATACCAACAAATAAACGGATTACTAAATTTGGATGGTTTTGCTTATCAAGATGCCCAACCTACTACATCCCAATCAACACCTTCAAAAGAATCTAAAATTATTATCAAAGGAAATAGTCCTGAAGAAATTCATAAAAAAGGACTTGAAATAGAACAAAAAAGGGAATTACAAAATAAGTTTTTCAGAACGACTGATAGGGGTTTCCAAAAGGCGTTACAATATGAGGCAGCGAGACTGCCTGCATATATTGACTATGAAGGGATGGAGTACTATCCAATTATATCATCTGCTTTAGATTTATTTATGGAAGAAGCCACGACAATAGGAATGAATGGAAAAATGCTTAACATATATTCCAATAAAGAAAGAATAAAATCTTTATTGGAAGAATTTTTTTATAATACCGTTAACATAAACGTTAACTTACCTTTTTGGGTTCGTAACACGGTGAAATATGGTGACGATTTTTTGCTTCTTTATGGTGAAAGAAGAAAAGGAATTACACATGTTAAACAATTGGTTAATTATGAAATAGAAAGATTTGAAAGAATCCAAAATGGTCAGCCATTGATTAGATTTAAAGAAAGAATGACAGGTGATGAATTTAATACATTTGAAATTGCACACTTTAGATTATTAGGAGATGATAAATATTTACCCTACGGTTCTTGTATTGCAAAATCAACTAAAATATTGACCGAAAATGGGTATAGTGATATTCAAGACATTAAAACGGGAGATTTAATTTATTCGTTTGACGTTGAGTTCCAAGAAAAAATTATTACAAAAGTTTTAGACGTTGTTTGTAATGGGGAAAAACAAACATATAAAATATCAACACAACATAATTTTGTTAAAGCAACCGATAACCATAAATTTTTAATTTACGACTATAATGACAAGTCATTTAAATATAAATTAGTTTCGGAATTAAATATTGGTGATGGTTTAGTTACCAATTCTTTTGATATGTTTGATGAAGATGTACGTATTAACAAAAATAATGACGTAAAGGAATTTAATGGGAGAATATATAATAAACATTTAGAAAATATTGACTCTATTCCAGAATTTATTAATGAGGATTTTGCTAAATTATTTGGGTTTTTATTGGGAGATGGCACTATTCGTGTTGATAGACCATCAATGGTATCATTTGCCTATGGTAAAAACGAAAGTGATAATAAAAAATATATTGATTTAATGGAAAAATTATCCAACAAAAAAATATATTTAAGAAAAAATAATAAATATGCTAATGGTATTGCAAGTGCAGTAATAAATAGTAAAACATTTGCCGAAGCATTTGTTAATATGGGTTTTGTTGGAAAAGCTACTACAAAAAGAATTCCTGAGTGGGTTTATTCGGCATCAAACGAAATAAAAAAGGCATTTCTTGAGGGATTTACTGACGCAGATGGAACAGTTAGTATCGATAAATGGAATTGTATTAAATATCAAATAGAAATTTCTAATTTCGAACTATTAAATGATTTAAAAACATTAATTCAATCTATTGGATGGAAAAGTGGGGGAATTAATAAAAGAAAAAAAAGAGAACGCCCTACTTTTATTAAAGGAATTGAAGTGAAAAATATTGCAGACTCATACGTTATGTACTATTATCAATCAAATTTAAAACAAAATAAATGTGATTTAATTGATGGAAAAATTAATGATAATTTTATTATTGAAAAGATTAAATCAATTGAATTAGATGAAATATTACCTGTTTATGACATTCATGTTGATAATGAGAATCATAATTTTTATGCAAATAATATAGTAGTACATAATTCTGTTTTAAATAAAGTTCGTAGGGTTTTCAGACAATTGGTAATGGCAGAAGATGCAATGTTAACATATAGAATTATTCGTGCAGGAGAGAAAAAAGTATTTAAAATTGATGTTGGAAATCTTGATGAAGATGATATTGAAGAATATATCTATAAAGTTGCAACTAAATTTAAAAAAACTGCACAAATTGCCCCAAATGATGGACAAATTGATTATCGTTTCAATATCTTGGGAAATGATGAAGATTATTTTTTACCAGTTAAGAATGCCAATACACAAACAGGAATTGAGACATTACCGGGAGCACAAAATTTAAACGATATTGCTGATATTGAATATCTTAGAGATAATTTATTTGTTGGTTTAGGTGTACCAAAGCCATTTTTAAGTTTTCAAGATGCTGCAGGTGCTGGTAAAAACATGGCACAATATGATATTCGTTTTTCTAAAAAGATTAGTCGTATTCAACAGGCGATGATTCAAGAGTTAAATAAAATGGCTATGATTCATTTATATCTTTTAGGGTATGACGAAGAAGATTTTAGTAATTTTGAATTAACATTAACCAATCCTTCAACGCAACAGGAATTATTAAAATCAGAGTTAATGAGAGATAAGGCACAAACTTATACAGAATTAACTCGTGGAGAAAATGGAATTGCAGCAATGTCACATACAGAAGCAAAAAGAAAACTCTGGAATATGAGTGATCGTGAAATTGTTGAAGATTTGAAACAACAAAAAATGGAAAAAGTTGTTATGCAAGAACTCGCAGATGCTCCAGTTACTATTAAGAAAAGTGGTTTATTTACTGATATTGATAAAAGATTTGGTGAACCTGAAATGGGGTTAATTGGCACAAGTGGTGGAACTGAACAAGGTATGCCACCTACAGGCGCACCAGCAGGCGGTGGAATGCCACCAGTAGGCGGTGGAACACCTATGCCACCAGTAGGCGGTGGAGCACCTATGCCACCAGTAGGCGGTGGTGGAGCACCAGCAGGTGGCGGTGGAGCAATGGGTGGCGGAATGCCACCATTGGCTGAATCCAAAAGATTAACAACTGAAGAATTCAACGAATATGTTGAAAAAATGGTTCTAGGTAATGGTTCAGCAACAAAACGTGAAAAAGAAGAAAATAAAAATAAAGTCATTAGTGAAAATAATGAAATTAATGATAAACTTAATACTAAGGCATTAACAATGATCAACGAAATTGATTTATTATTGAAAAATAATGGCAGTATTAATAAAAAGATAAATGTAACTGAAGCAGAAGATGTTTATTTTGAAGACATTGAAGATATTGAGTTACCGTAAAAGTTTAATTTATTGTAAAGATTGATTCATTTATTGTTATTAACAGTATTTATATTAAATTTTAGTTAATATGAAAAATGTCAACATAGGAATTGCTAATTTAATTGTTTCAAATAAATTAAAGGATTTTTATTTAAATAATAATTTAAATGAAGAATCACAAGAATTAACAACCAAATTTTTAAATATAGTAAAAAATTCTCCAATACTACGACTTGAATTCGAAGTCTTTAATAATCTTGAAAATAAACATATTGAAAACGAATTAATAGCATCACGTTACATTGATAGTAACATTAAGTTATTTGAAATTTATACGATAAAAGAAATTGACGATGAGCGTGAAAAATTAAACACCTTTCTTAATGAAGAACCAAAAATTATTGATAACAATAAAATACTATTATTCAATGCAATAGACACGTTAATTAAAGAATCACTTAATGACTATGATAAAATTGATGTTAATAATATTCATGAAGCATTTTCATTTGTTTTAAATCATATTAAAGAATCCAAAGAAAATTCATTAAATGAAAATATTGATATTGATTTAAATGATCTTAATGAAGAAGTTATCGAAATTGCTGTTGATAAGTTTAACGAAAAATACGGTTCAATGAATGAAGACGATAGAAATTTATTTCAGAATTTAATTGAATTAAATGATAATGAAAAACAAGAATTGCTTGAAAATTATAAAAATGAAAATCTTCAACTATTGGAAAGTATTAATAAGGACGGCATAAAAGATAATATTGCCAAGGCAATGCAGAAGATTAAGGAAATGAAATACAATAAAACCAAGATTGACGATGATATTATTAGCCTCTATGAACTGAAAAGAGATGTTTTATAGTTTAAACAGGATCGTCTATATTTGCTGTTGTTGAATCAAAATTACTTGTAGGGATATTCATATTTAATTCGGTATATCCAAAATTTTTATATAATGTATCAAATATTTTATATACGTATTTAATTCCTTCTTTTTCATATGAATTTCCTTTTTCATCAATTTTTCCATGAATTTTTGCATATTCAATTGATCCTGAATATGATTTTTTAATATAACCATATCCTCTATTATAACCAAATAATACATGACTTGCTAATGAATTGTTTGGATATTTTGAATATAGATTGGCAATATATTTCATGTATCTAAATTGCATTTTAACTATAATTCTAGGAGCATCGACAATATTTTGGAATAATTGTTCTCTATATGGTGCTAATCTTTTCCATGATGTAAAATTATTTACATCATTTATTATATTTGTTGGTATACCATATGTGATATAATCTCTTTCATCTGCTGTCATAATAATTTTAGATAAATTATCCATTGTTGAATTAGATTTAATTATAACATCAAAAATAGTTGCTGGAGTAAATTGACCAATTCCCATTGAGCCTGTATTTGAATAATTCCAAACTTTATATCCCGATTCTATAAATGTTTGTGCTGCTAAAAAATTAGCATCAATTTTACATAGATCACTATATTCGTTATACCATTTAATTAATGAAAGACCCAATTGTTCATTGGTTTTAATATCCCCATTAATACCAGAAAATGATGTCCATATTTTATCAACAGTTATTTCAGGATCACAATATGGAAATGGTTTATTGTTTGTTCCAACAAGTAATGAGTTTCCATTACCACTACAGATGCTTTTAATAAAGTTTTCTCCTTGTACTGTTAATTTAAATTGTGGTATTGACATATTATTGAATTCTTATTTTATACATTGAATTATATTTTGCCATATCGTATTCATTTCCTAAATTTTCCGTATTAAATGCTGCTGTTATTTCGCCTGCACTACTTGATGCAATGCTTGTAGCTTCAGAACTTCCGCCTTCAAATCCCATTATGGCAGCAGGATTTAAAACTCTAGGAATTGGGTATCGTAATATTTTTGTGCCAGAAAATGATGTTGACATTTTATTCGCTGTAATATCGTGTTCAACCGATAATATAACATATGCTCCATTATATATTGGTACATTATCTAATTGAAAATATTGTGTTGGTTGAATCATTGCGTTTCCAAGACCAGTAATTGTTGCACGATATGCACGATTTTCATATAAATTATATAAATTTTGACCTTTAGGTATTGGTTCTGTATTTTTTTCATCACCAGCCAACATAGCAAGAATTTTTATAGATTCATTTGTTTCTGGATATTCTTTCGATTCAATTTTCATTTCAGTAAACATGGATTGGTTTTGTTGTCCAAACATTACTTTGAATGCACGTACATGACTCCAAGGAAAATTATTTCCAATTCTTTCAACTTGTGCATCATCGGTAGAAACTGGATTACATTTATTGTTTGGATTATTATCTGTTCTGAAATCTGTTGCATCTGTTGTGCCAATATTTACAATTCCATCATTTTTAAATTCATTTGATAAATTTGTGGGATAACTAGAACTACCACCAATATACATGCATACAAATGCAATTCTTTTACTAATACTTCCAATCGGGTCAATTTTAAAACTATCTTTCCAACTATCATTACTATTTGTCATAAAATTTTGTAAAGGAAAAAACTCAAAACCATTAACAGATAATAATTGTGAAAGTACTGTGAATATTGAAATATTAGTATCATCAAACATATCAATTAACATTTGTGGATTAATTATTGTATTTCCTATTGGGTTCATTGCTCTATCCACAAATACAAATGAATCAATTAAACTATTTTTTCCGTTGTTAAATTGTTTTTCATTATTATATGGATATCCGTTTTTACTTTCTTCTGGATCACATAACCATTTATCGTTAATGTTTTTAAACGAATAATATGTTTGTGTTAAAACGTCTTCATCTCCTGTTAATTTTTTCTGTTCTTCTTCTTTTTTTCGTGTTTGTTCTTCTTTATCAATTAATTTTTTATTTAGTGTTGTTAAAAAATTTTTAAAATAACTATCGTTTATTATTTTCTTATTTGTATTGTTATTTCCTTCAGCAAGACATATATATGTAGCTGATGGTGGTGTTAATGGTATATCAATATTAAATGTTGTTTGGCTAAATACAATCATATGTGTTTTTATTAACAATGGTTTTAATATTGTTTCAAAAAAATCTGTGTCTGATGATTTATTTGATATATTCTTTTTAAAATTGGGATTTAAATATGATGAATATGCATCAAATTTTTTTATACCATTTGCCACATCTTTACCTATTGCAATATAAAGGTTTTTTAAATCGTTATGAATTGATACAAATTCCGAAGTACTATTATCCATAAAATTACGAAATAGGGATTTAAACATTTGTTTATCTTTTTTGGACAAATTATTATTAATATCGTATATATCAGCAAAAATAAAAAATCCGTTATTATTTAGGTTTTTACCAGCATTATAAAAAAATGTTTTTAATTGATCAACCATTCCATTACTATCAGCATCTACCAATGAGCCAATATATAACGGTAAAAAACGAGGAACTTCCACCGCAGCAGGAATACTAAAAATATTTAAATTTAAATGATTTGGATATTTATTAAAAGGACTTATTGTACTTCCAAAATTTGATAATAATATTATTGCGCTCAAATCACTATAATTTAAAATAACATCATCTTTAATTAAATCATCATTATTGGTTAATGTATATGTCCAATTATACACATCATTATTATGTACAATATTATTTGATTCATATTTTATTGTAATATTTTTTATGTTAGCATCAAAATAATTATTACCATATAATGTTAAGTTATCAATTAAATTATTTGGAAAACTTGTCCAAATAATATTATCAATCTGTCTCGTTTCAAAATTAATCCCTTTTGATGCTTCACCATTACTTATATCATTAATATAATATAAGTTTTCATCTGTAAATGAAAATGACTCTTCTTTTGTGGGACCGAACATAATTAAACTTTTTAGAAAACCAGTATGTACCTCATTAGTAAATTGATCTGTTAATGTACTACCACTTCTTGTTGTTTGTTGTAATGCAATTTCTCCGTCATAGATAATAACGCCAGAAAAATTATCGTTAGTTTTATCAACGTAAATTCCATCAATTTGGTTTCTATCAATTGTATTATCATTTAAAAAATCATACGTTGCTTTTAGATCACTACTTTTACTGGTTTTAAGATAATTATATAAATTAGTGGGATCGCTATAATTTGTAGCGAATGTTTTTAAATTAGATGAAAGCATTGAATTATTAATTGACAATACTAAATTATACGCTTCTGATTTTGAATATAAATCGGAATATACTTTATTTCCATAAAAATCTTTTGATAATGAATTTTGAGAAAGTATATAAAATCTTTCTAATAATATATTTAATATTTGATCAATAATTATATCGGAATTGGTATTTACACCATTACCATTTGGAATTATATGAAGATATGGTGAACTAATATTTGTTCCAAATGTTGCAGTATCTAATGGTGATATTGGAAACCATGAATTTACATTATTATCTCCTTTTTGCTGTTTTCTTGTTATATCTTCAGCAATATCTTTTTGTTTGGAAAAGGTATTAATAAAATCATTTATCAATGATAATTCAGGAAAAGGACTTGATGCTGGTAATTTATCATTTATTTCTTTAGGCGAAGTTCTAGTTTCAGTTTTATTACAATTATTATATACTGACTTAATTATTAAAGGAAATGAATAAATTTTTTCATTATCATTTATTCCTGAATCTTGAAGATTATTATTAGCAATAATATTTCTGTTTGGTTGAATATTATGATGATATTCTGCATTATTTGAACATGTTCTTAGTACATCAAAAAATTTATCCACATCATTTAGTATAATTTTAAATATGTTATATATTGTGGGTCGCATTCCAAGATAACCTTCAATTGCGTTATTAATTTTTGTATTAATTATATTTGCTAATGATTTTTTCATGTCTTCGAGACTACTTTTTGCTTGATATAATTTATTATAATAATTAGTTATATCAATAACACTATATGTTGTTTTTATTGGAAACGTAATTGTTTGATTTGTTTCCAGATCAAACACATCGGGTAAATATTCGGGTAATGATATATCAGAATCAATAATACTACCGTTTGTCCCAATTCTTGCATTTACCGATAATAATAATTGTTTTCTATAATTGAGTAAAACTTCATCTTTTACTGTAGAATCTAAATAATTAGATTTCCAACCAACGAATAATCCAAATGGATTTGAAAATTTATTAGATGCTTTTAGTTTTTCATCATACTCATTTAATTCGTTAAATGGTGATAATGGAATTATTGATGTGGTGTTGGGTGTGGTGTTGGGTATATTGCCGTCATAAATGAACATAAAAGGTGTTCCCTGTCCACCCAATACTGATCTAAAACTTGATAAGGCAAATATTGCATCCGAATTTGCTGTAAGTTGTTTTATTATTCTATCATAATTTTGTGAATCTATATCTGTTTTAATTTTTGAATTAACGGCTGAATATAGATTTTTAAGTTTTAATATTAAATCATAAGTATTTACAGGTTCTATACTTGTATCTGAACTTATTGCTGGTGCATTTTTATCCATTAATGGAAAATTAACAACATATCTAAATAAAACATCACTTAATGGTGCAAAAGTAATTGCCACAAAATGAGCATCGATTACAAAATTACCATTTTCTGATTTAAATTCCGATGTATATTTAACTAGATGTAATTTATATTCCAATGTCTTTCCATAATAACCCCTAATTTTTAAATTAAAAATTGGTGGTGGAAAATCAAACAATATTCTATATGGAGAATTTTCTTGATTGAAAAATGATAGTCCTCTTATGTCAACAAAGGTTATATTTACTTGTGGTACATAGGATGAATTTATGGTGACTTTAATATTAGAAATACCGAAGGATTCATATTGTGTTTCATTACCAGCAGTACTGCCATCATAATAATTAGTAGTGAAATTCAAATAATTAGGACTATCTATGTTTTGATTGTTTCCAATAAAATTAACATTTACCGATTTTGTTGTACTTGATAGTCCTTTCCCCATTACAATTACACTTCTTCCTCTTGCTGTTGCCGTTAATTCGGCAAAAATATGCATATCCTGATATTCAGGAATTGCATTAATTAGATTTTCATTTATGTTAACACTATTAGGATCATTTAGATAATCAACTGCCATTTTTATTGTATTTTATGATAAATACTAAAGTATTAATTTTTAAAAATGTAAAATTTATTGGAATTTTTAACTATTTATTATAAACAAAAATGATGCCAACACATGAATTATTTCAATTGACTAATAACATAGCAAATAATATATTTTTTTATTTGTTTATTATAGAAACAATCATATTCTTTTTATTTATATACATATCAAATAAAAAAAAGAAAAAATTACAAGCTAATCATAATATTGATATTAATGAATATGAAAAATCATTGGAGAGAATGAGAATTGAATTACTTAGACGTGAAGATGAAAGAACAAGACAATGGATGGAATCTGAAAAAGAAACATTACATGTTTTAAATGGAGTTTCAAACTTATTAGATGTAAGCGAAAAACTATGCAAATTTGATTCAGATAAAATATTAAAAAAACTTCAAGAAATTCAAGATAAAGTAGAAAAAATAACAACTACTTAATTATTTCTAATATGCAAACAAAGATAGAAAAACTTAAAGAAATTAATTTATTGCTCACAGAAGCAGTAAAAAAAGCAGAAGCACAAATTTTTATAGAAAATTGCCTTATCGAAGAAGGAAAAACAAATAAGAAATTGATACAATATAATAAACATAAAAAGTAAAGTATTTATATTAAAGATTATTATATATGAGTAAGATATTAAAGGCTGGCGAATGTGGATTTGGAATGCTGTATGAAAGTGATGCAGGATATATAAATAGCGATTTAAATCCTAAATTTCTTAATGAAGCATTTGAAATTAAGCCAAATGAACCTGTTTTAGTTAATTGTATATTACAAAAATGGGGGGTTAAAAATAAAAATGGAAGAATTTATCCTAAAGACGTTTTAGTTCCTCAAGTGATGGAATATCAAAAATTAGTTGATACTAATTGTGCTGTATCAGAGTCGGACCATCCTGACTCATCTATTATTTCCCTTCAAAATATTTCCCATATGATTACTAAAATGTGGTGGGGAACTGGTGATCATGAAAATGTTTTATATGGACAATTAAAAATAATTGTTAGTCCCGGTTATATTCGTTATGGTGTTGCTTCTGTTATGGGAGATAAAATTGTTCTTTATATACAAAATAAAATAAAATTAGGGATATCATCTCGTGGTGTTGGTACGTTAAAAGAAATTAATGGAGAAAATTTAGTTCAAAATGACTTTGAACTAATTGGTTTTGACTTAGTTGCAACACCAAGTACTCCGGGTGCGTTTTTATTTC